CTTTCTTAAGATGATCAGCAGCCTTGTAAAGTGGTTCACCAGTCTTTACATTCTTCTTACCTGCTTTTAATCCTTGAGCAGCAAGAGTGTTACCTTTAATGTCAGCACGAGTTACTGTATATGCTTCTTTAACTTTTTTCTTCTTATTAGGAGAACCAAAGAGTTTATCATCCTTTCTTAGTTTCTCTTCCTTCGCAGCAGGATTACCATAAGACTCATTCTTTGGAGATGCATCACCTGCTGCTTTAGTCTCAGCACCTTTAGCAGCTTTCTTAAGACCCTTCTTCAGACCTTTTAAATATCCAACTCCCTTAGCAGGAAGTTTAATTGCTGTATCTGCAACTTCACCTGCAGCACCAAGAGTCTTATCTATTGCTGATCCAATAGACTCAATCATACTCTCAAGACCATTCTTAACTATTAGTCTATCTTGAGCAACAAGTTTCTCATGGAGTTTAGCATTAACATTACCAGTACTATTGCTATCATTCCACTTTTCCAATCTTTCCTTATTAATACGATACTCACTATATGATTCTACAGCAGTTCTTAAAGATCTCTCTGTTACCTTTTCAAAAGCAGATATAAATGCTTCTGCAAGTCTATCAATCTTATCTTCTCTAAAAGGATTAGAATCACCTTCACTTGCCTTTGTAAAAACAGATTCAATTAATTTCTTAGCGTCAGCAATATCAGCACCACCAGCAAATACATCTTCAAGAACTTCTTCAGCAACCTCATATAGGTCTACATCAGTGAGTTGCTTGAGATTCATTTCACTGATCTCATCTCTTACTTCACTTAAATTGTTTCTCTTTTCAGAATTATGTACAGCAGCATATGCCTTGTACACGTGGCTCATATCTGACATTTGACTAACACGTTAGTTTATCTGTATATATTTATAAATCCCCTTCTTTCCTATTCTCTGAATAGTGAACATCAAACTCACCACCAGGATATCTTGCCTTTAACTTCTCTACATTCATCTCAATGATTTCATTGAAGTCTGTATCAAGTGCCATACATGCCTGAGCAACATACCACATTATATCTCCAAGTTCTCTCTTCATATGAAAGATGTTCTCATCATTCACAGGTTTGCCTTGGAACACCATCTTCTTTACTACTTCAGTAAACTCACCACCTTCAGCACAAATTCCAAGAGCAGCAGTTAATAAACGATGTACAGGGATTCCATCAGGATCTTTCTGTATCTCAAAGCATCTAGAATTAAATGCAATATAATCCTTTGATTCATTAGATGTTACTGCATCTACAAACTCAGTATATTTTTGGGTATCAACTTGATTAGTCATTTGCTGCTTGTTCAGATTTTCTTAGTTGTTCTAATGCTGCTAAAACTTCTGGAGTTTCTTCCCAACTCCACTCTTGGTTATGTTGTGGATTTTTCTTTTCTATTGTATATGTTCTTAAAGTCAAAACTTAAACCCCGCAAAATCTTTTTTAGGTTTCTTCTCTTCATCATTATATTCTTCATCCTGTTTATTGTCAACCAATTCATTTTGTGCTGACTGTTCACAATCATATAATCTCATCTTTGCTCTATCAATACCAACAACAAACCTCTTATTCATAGTAGGATCATTATATCTATTCTTTAATTGCTTCACTAATATCTGATTCAATCCTTCAAGTTCTTCGGTGGAGATAAGGGCAAACATAAGGTCAGCAGTAGCAGGTAAACCAAAGGACTCACTTGTGTCAGTAAGCTCAACATCACTGCTACCAAACCCAGAACGAGTAGTCTGGGTAGCCGATACGATGGGGAGATTCGATTCAACCGCCAATCCCCTAAGTTCTTCAGCGATTGCTTTAATATACGAGTAAGAATTGACATTACTACCTGCCCTGTACCTAGAAGAGGCACATATATTAAGATAATCTACAAATATTATATCAGGTTTAAATGACTTTTTCAAAGCCAGTTCATTTAGTAACGATTTGAAATGTCCTGAATGAGCAGATGCAGTAGGATATTCCTTTATAATTAAACTTCCCTGTGTTTTCTTAGCAATACTATCAACCTTACTATCAAACATTTGTCTAGGCAGATCAGTAATCTCCTGAATACCTACATTTAAAAGATTAGCATCTATTCTTTCTGCAATCTTCTCTTCTGCCATTTCTAAAGTAATGTATAAAACATTCTTACCTTCCATTAAAGAAGCAGCAGCAACATGGCACATAAACAAAGATTTACCAACACCAGTACCTGCAAGCGCAATGTTAAGCGTTTTATTTGGTAAACCTCCTTTCGTAATTCTATTAAAGTATTCAAGGTCGAATTGAATTCTACTTTCTTTTTGGTGATAGAAGTTGAATCTTTCTTCATAGTCTTGAAGATAATCGTGACCTATATGATTATCAAAAGAAACTGCTAGTGCATCAGACAGGATGGAAGGAATAGCTTCAGGATTCTTCTTCTCATCCTTGCCATCAGCAATAGCAATGGAATCGAGCAACGCTAAGTATATAGCTCTGTCTCTACACCATTTTTCAGTGGTATCAACCAACCATTCAAACTCTACTGGACTGTCATCTAGACATCCAATCAAATGAGTGACTGCCTTAAATGATTCCTCATTAATATCATTACGTTTTTCTACTTCAATAATAAGAATCTCCTTTGTAGGAAGATCATTATACTGCTCCACAAAACTAGTAATCTCCTCAAAAACAATCTTCTGATTAGAATCCTGAAAATACTCTGCCTTTATAAAAGGTAGAGCTTTTCTGAGATATTTTTCATTATGAAGAAGGTTCTTTAATATAAGAAACTCAATTTGTTCCATATCTACATACAAAGGATATACTTATCCTAGTCTTATCCTCTTTGAAAGGAGTAACATGATGGATAAGATGAGAAGGCATTATTATTAATACTCCAGCCACTGGATAAAAATGGAGAAACTCCAAAGTATATGGACTTGGATTCGTAATTTTTTCTAATTGTATCTTCTGACTATATGCAGGATCTTGTAAACATAATGATCCACCATCTATTCCATCCCAACTACCAGGTAAAAGACTAACACTATCACAATACTCATATAACTCTTCTCCGTCTTCTCTTATCTCATTGATAGGATAATAAACACCAGTACAAGCAGACAATCCATGATGATGTCCCATATTCATATCACCTTTCTTATTAACATTAGCCCATAGATTTTCTACCTCCAATCCATCTTTATATCCAATATTCTGAATAAAATCATTTACACAATCTTCAATCTGTTTTCTAAGAACTTTAAAACTATCATACCTTTCTTCCATCTTCATCCTACCATGCCATCCACCCATATTACTACGTTCATGTCCCACAGGATCTATCTCTTGTTCAGTAAACACATCTCTAACTAGAGATTCATTAATCTCATGATAATCTTTTCCAAAATTATAAACTCCCACTGGTGTAGGAAATAGAGGAAATACTTGTCTAGTTGCCATAACTAAACTCCTTATTAGCTATCTCATCAAGAGCTTGCATTACTTCTGGAGTAAAGTACTCTTCTGGATTAGCAAGAATCTGTTTAGCATATATCTTTTTACCATTCATCTCATATCTTCCAGCAACATTCTTCCACAACCCTCCTATCTCTCCTAATTCTAGAAGACCATAGTATCTGTCAAGACCTCTTTCATCATAGTAGAGTCTTATTTCAACTTGTTTATTCTCTTTACTTAGACGTGATTTATGTGTCTTTGCTTTGATAATGTTTCCAATGACTTCTTTACCATCCTTTTCTTTCTTCTTTCCAAGATAAATGATTGTACTCGCTGCATATTTGAGTCCACTACCTCCGCCCATTTCTTTTGTTGGGACATAAGCTCCGATGACATCATACGTATGGTTTGTGACAATGAGTGGGACATTTGCTTGACCAAGTTTTAAAGTTAACATTCTAAATGCTCCCTTCACCAATTGAGATTTAGTCATATCACGAACTTGTTTATCATCAAGTGCGTCTCTAATCTCTTTTTCAGTAGAAAGCATACCCAAAGAGTCTAACACAAACATACATGGTTTGCGTTCTTCTATGGGGGTCTTAAGATATATATCTACTGCCTTAAGTGCCTTAGTTCTAAACTCTTCAATAGTTACAACATTGACAACAACGAACCTTTGGAGGTCAATTCCACGAGATTCCAATAGGGGTTTATTAACTGCGGCTTCTGTATCAAAATATAAGCAATACCCATCAG